AGATCTTGCCGTCGATGACGTTGGACCGGGTGAAGACATAATCGATGTCCTGCGCCCGAGGCATATCAGCCTGCATGACCAACTGGCCCTGGGCCCAGTACGTCATGCCGCGATAGATGCCGGCGATGTCACGCAGCAATGACCAGGCTTCGGCCTTGCCCTGCAGGTTCATGTCGCACAGAAAGCGCGGCTCCACGCCGTCAGCCCCATTCGGCACCATCTGGTCGCAGTACTGCGCGATGCGATACAGCTCCCACTTGTCCACCATCCACGGCTTGATGCGCCGGCCCAGGCCGAAACGATCCTGTGTGCAGATTCCGTAGGTGATCCAGGCCGGGTTATTGGTCCAGGCCTCCTTCATGGTGCCGTCCCAGGCGCCAGAGTAGGTGCGGGCCACCGGGTCGTAGTTGCTCGGCACCTGCCAGCGACGGGCCTTGCATTTCACGGTAACGGCCGGGATGTTGGTGAACTGCTCGGCGTCGAACTCGACGAACAGCAGCGCGGTGTTTGGGTAGCGCAGCTTGGCGTCGATCACCTGGGTGTAGCCGGCGATGAAGAGGCTGTCTGCGATCTTGTCGGTATTCTGGTTTGGTGTGATGCGGCGAACACGGATCAGCCAGCCACTGGTTGCCGGCGGCAGGTCAACGCGCAAGGAGCGCTCGTAGCGCGTAGTGGTCTTGCCGGTCATGGCGCCGACCAATACCTCCTGATAGGCCCCACCGTCAGTGGCCACATCCACAGCGTACTGGATGGTGTAGCCGTTAATGTTGCCTTCACTGTCCTGGCTCGCAAGCCGCGGCGTGGCCAGGCGGATGCGTGCCGCCGACAGTTGCAGGTTGGTCAGCGATTGAACCCACGGCGTGCCGCTGCGCAGCTCGATATTCAGCGAGGTCTCGTTGTCGACAGACGGGATGCCCGGAATGTAGGTCTGCTCGACGGAGCCCGGTCGCCAGTCCCACTTCACGTTGGTGAAGTTGAAATTGCCGCTGGCATCCTGGATGGGAGTGTTGTCGAGGAAGATATCGCGCGCGGTGGGCGTGCCGTCGAATTCACCCTCGCCTACGGCGATCAGGATCTTGGCCACGTTGGTGGAGCGCAGGCTGTCGGGCGCCTCTACTGGCGACTTGGGCTTGCTCTCGCCGCCTTTGGCACCGTGAATTTCCAGCTTCTGTGCTGCGCCCATGCTTTCCTCCAGGCAATAAAAAACCGGCTCATGGCCGGCTTGCTCGATGCGTCGTGGTTATGTCTTGTCTTCGGCGTAGATCGATGCCGAGATAATCGCCCCGCCCCATCGGCGGTCACCGATGCAGATGGGGACAGGGTTGCCGCTGGCCGTGGTGTTCTTTGCGCTGCCGAATGCATAGCTGGGCATGTTTTCCGGTGATGCGCTCTGCTTGAGGCCCGCGGCCTGAGGGCTCAGCATCTGGATCACGCCGCCGGCCAACAGCGCGATACCGGCAGGCGCTGTCGGCGCACCGAAGTAGCTGGCCGCAATGAGCACGACGCCCAGCACAATCTGCAAAATGCCGCCGCGCTTGCTGCCCTCGACCACTGGGACAATCCTGACTTCCTTGGTGCCGCCCATGCCGAACTGGTCAGGACCGGTGTTCTTCCGGTTGCGGAAGATGGCAAAGCGAAGTCCGAGGCGGTCGAGTCGGCGAATCTCAGCCTCGAATCCGTCAATCGTGGCCTTCAGCGCACGGAATACCTCCCAGGTGTCGCCCGATCCGACCTGGCGCCGGTGCAGCCTGCCGAATTTTTGAGCCAGCGAGCCGGAAAGCTTGATGGTGGTCATCGGCGAATAAACGATGGCGCTCATCGGGCCTCCTTGTGTCGAAGAATTAAACGGGTGCGCTGCAGCCATGGCCCGCCGTAGACGATCACCTCTGACGGCCGGCCATACAAGTGATGCAGCACGAAAGGACCGGGGCCGAACACCCCGGAATCTTCACCGGGCAGAGCTGGGTCAGTGCCCAAGTAAATCCCGGCATGGTTCGGGTGAGCCGTTCGGCCAACCTCCATCACGATCATGTCGCCACGCTTAGGGCTGTCGACCTGCTCGAACCCGGCGGCGGCGTAGTTCGCCTCGTACAGACTGGTGCTGTCTGCACTCTCCCACCAGCCATCGGCGCGCTGGAAGGCTTCGAACTCCAATCCCCACTCCCGCTGATACCAGTCGGCGCAGACCTGCCAGCAGTCCCAGGCGCCGTGCACGAACGGGCGCTTTAGCAGCGGCGTGCTGCCTGTGGAGGTTATGGTGCGAAGGTCGCCTTCAGGCCATGACAGGATGTGCCAGGGCAAGGCCGTGGCCTCGCACATGGCCAGGTCGCGCGATGACGGCCGACTGGTGGCGTCCGGATGCGAGTGGACGATGCCAATCACCTCGCCCTGGTCTTCCGCCGCCGCGTAGTCCTCTGGATCAAGTCTGAACTCTTCGTTCGGCTCGGTGGCGATGTTCCGGCACGGAAAGTACTTCTGCGCTCGGCCCACAGCCAGCACCAGGCCGCAGCACTCTTTCGGGTACTCGGCCGCCGCATGCGCCTGGATGGCCGCAATGATGTGTTTGCGCATGGTCAGCTCCGAGCGATCAAAGAAACGGCGGGGAATCCGCTGAATGGCAAAGGGTTTCCCTCGCCGAAGCGGGGGATGCACCCTTTGCCCAGGGTTGCGTCACAGACATCCAGCTCAGGGTTGTCGGTAACGATCCCGTCCTTGGTGACGTAAGGCCCGGTGTAGCCACAGCTTGGCCCCCTGTAGCCGCCGGTTAGGCACAAGTGACACAGTGTGGTCATCTGCCGGCCAATGGTTTCGCCGCCGACATCGCCAGGGCTGGCCAAGTCCCAACTGACTGTCTCGCCGTCCTCGTTGGTCTTCTGGTCGACATACCAGACCTCGATCGATTCCTGGGTGGGATCGGCCGTGGGGTTGCCGCCTTCGAAGTTCACCGCGTCCAGAAACTCGGCCAGCGTGTTACGGATGGTCAGCTTGAACTCGAGCAGATCCTCGAAGGCTAGGCAGAGCGCGGTGATTCGCCCGTTGACGTTACCGACCGACAGCTTGGGCCGCACCGCAGTGCCGTCGCCGTTTGCCTCGCTGCCCTCGTACTGCATAGGCCAGGCGCCGTACTCTTCGCCCTTCCACCAGATCGACTTGGCCGGCAGCTGGTCGGCGTTGACGCCGGCGGCCATCAGTTCGGCAGGAGTGTGCGGGATCGCATGCCCATGGAAACGCAGCACATCGGCGCCGTAATCGCTGCCGTCCAGTTCGAACAGCATGACTTCGTTGCCAGGCTCAAGGGTCTGGATAGCATTGATCAGCGACATGGATTGACCTTTACGGGTGGAAAGCGCGCTCGAACGTCGCGGTCACTTTGAATACGCCCCCGCCCATGGGCGTAGGGGTTGGGTTCTTGCAGGTGAACAGGCCGAGCTGGCCAAGTGGGGTTGTCCAGAGGAATGCCTTGGCGCCCTGGTGCTGGTCGAAGAACGCCATCATGGCCGCTGCCGTCGCGGTATTGCCCGTGTGGGTGACAGGGTAGGCATCTTCCTTGTTGTTTGGTCCGTCTCCGACGGTTTGCTTGTATCCCCCGCCGAATCTAGATTGCCGGGTTCTATATTCAATCGTCGGCGCCTCCCCGTGCTGGGTGGGCCAGGTGAACGTTTCAATCGCCATTGTTACCTCCCGTTGATCAGGCGCCAGATTGAGCCGCCAGGCTGCAGGCCCTTGGCAATGGCGGTTTCAGCCTCTGTTTTGGCAGCCTGCTGAATGCCCTTGCCCAGCTGCGTGGTGTCTTCCTGCGTCGCGGTGCCGCCGTCTCCTGCCGTTTGCACGGAGACCGAGACGGGGAAGTTGTAGGTGTTGCCGCCTGCTCCCCCGCCACCACCACCTCCGCCCAGCGCACGCACCCCAAGCTCGCCGCCAGCGGTCCTGGTCAGCGGCATAATTGCCTCCGGCCCAGCCTCGGCGAAGATACCCGCGCCTTTTGCGAAGGCGAACATCTGCGGCTTGTCGTGCACCTGGTTGCTGAAGCTGGACAGGCTTGGCGAGTCGTAAACGCCGCCCTTGGCATTGGCCGTGATCGCACCGCCGATATCAGAGCCGAAGCTCGTTGCACCGGCCGACCCACCACCACCGAACCAGGCACCAATTGCAGTGCCCGCCAAGCCCGACAGCAAGCCGGAAGCAGCCTGCCGCGTGGCGATGCGCGCCATGTCCGCGATGATCGATTTGGTGAAGTCAGAGAACGACAGCTTGCCTGTCGTGGCGAAGTTTGCGACCGCATCTTCCATGGAGCTGAAGGCGTTGGTGAACAAGCTTTTCGTCTGGCCAGCAACATCGTTGGCAGACTGAAGGTAGTTCTGGAAGGCTGAAGATGCCCCGCTACGCCAGTTGCCTTGGGCCTCCGACATCTGGTCGTAGTTGTCGACCACCGTGGCGCGGTACTTCCTTTCCGCATCCTCCAGGCTGGCCAGGTCGCGCATGTAGTCTTCCTGGCTGTACTTGTCAGGCGCTGTCTTGCGGCGATCCAGAAGCTTGGCACGCTCATCGTTGAACTTGTCCGTGGTTGCGTCGAGGCTGGCTTGCAGGCCCGCCTGGCGGTCACCGAGCCCCAGCCCATTTGCAGCGCGGGAGCCCGCAGCCGCAAGCGCCGCACGCTGACGCTCCAACTGATTGACGTACGCCTCGGAGGCGGCCGTCAGCTGCTCCAGACGGCCCTTCTCGTTTGTGGCGATGACCGTCAGTTGGCTGTCGGCGTCCTTTTGAGCCTTGACCATCCCCTGCCTTGCATCGGCGATCTTCTGGTCGATCTGGATGCTCTGCGCCGCCGAGGTGCCTTTCTTGGCCTTCGTCGCCTCCAGAGCATCAATCTCAGCCTGGTATGCCGCGGTGACATCGTCCTTTTCCTGGTTAATCAGGGCCGACCGTTGCTTGGCATAGTCCGAAAGCGAAACCACGCCAGCCTTCTGCTGAGCCTCCAGTTCCTTTTGGGCGTTTCGGTATTCATTGACGATATCGGAGAGGTTGTTCTTGGCGTTGTTGAAGCTGGTCAGGTCGACCTGGGAGCCAGCGGCCTTGGGGTCTTTGTTTTTGTCGTTGAGCCCTTTCAGCAAGGTGTCGTAAGCACCGCCTGAGAACTTTTTACCGTCAAAATCGACGCCATCCAGAAGCTTGGACTTTTGGCCCGTCCTCTCGGCGTTCTCGTAAAGCGCTCTGAATTTATCGTTGAGCTTGTCCAGCCCTGCTGTGCGCTTGTTTAGAGGGTTAATCTCGTCGAGCTGCGCATCCAGTTCTTTTTGGACCTTGATAGCTTTCTGGTTTGCGTCGGTGTTCTCGCCAGTGATGATTGCTAGATTGGCACTGGCTGCTTGCCTGGCTTTGAGGCTTGCGAGTTTCTTCTCCAGCGCTTCGGTTGAGTCGGTGTCCTCCAGTCCTAGCATCGAGTCAAATGCTGTGCTTGCCTTGGCCAGCCCCGTAGATATAGCCCCCGATACCCCGCCCGCCTTGCGCGTATCAAGCACGCGCTGGGTTAGCTCTATCTGCTTCGCGAGGTCTGGAAACGCTTCCGACCGAATGTAGGAATATGCGCGTTTTGTCGCGTTTCCGATGTCATCCCAATCTCGCTCAATATCGGAGAGAGAGCCTCGATAAGCCTTGAGGCGCTCTAGAGCCGCCTCATTCAAGTTTCCACTCAGGACATCAAGTGCGCGCTGATGATCGCCTTGGTCATCAATCCCCTTGATCACTTGGTACTGATCTAGGGTAAGCAACCCATACTGGCTACTGATCTTCCCTGCAGCCTCCGTCGCTGTATCACCGGCAGTGGCGAAAGACTTCGCGAGTTCGCCAGCGCCCTGCCCCGTGATTTCGCTGATCGCTGCGGCAGCCTCAGCCAGGTTGCGCATCTGCGTGCCGCTTGTTGCGGCCCTCGACGCAAGCGACACAACCGCTTCACGCGCGCCGGATAGATTTCCAGTGATTCGCCCGGCGCCGTCGGCCATATCCTTCAAGCTGGCAATTGTCTGGCCGGCGCCGTTGGTTCCGCCATTAATTGCGGCATTGAACTCGCGCGCCTGCTTCATTGCATCAAAATAGGCGTAGCCAAGCGACCCAAGAACAGCCACCAGCAGGCCGGCTGGAATTATCATCCCCGCCAGACTTCGCGCTGATTCGCCGGCACCAGCACCCAATTGTGCAATGGCTCGCGCACCGCTCCCCAGATCGCCCGACTGCAGGGCGTTGGCAAGCTGCATTACGTTCTCTTGGGCCTGGCGAGTGCCGAGCTTCAATTTGTCGAACGCAGTCTCCGTCGCGGTCAGCCCGGCACGGTCCTTACCGATCTTGGCCAGGGCATCCTGGTAACGTTCGGCATCTATCTGACCTGTTTTGTGCAGGTCGTTTAGCGCTTTCTCTTGGGCCTCCAACTTCGCTAGCTTGGCGGTCACCGGGTCAATCCCGTTGACGGTGCGTTTCAGCGCCTCAATCTGGCGGCTTTCGGCATCAATCAGCTTCTGTTTCTGCGCCAACTCCTTGGCTTCGGCCTTCTCTATTTTGTCGTAGGCCTTGCCCAGCTGATCTTGATACTTTGCCTGATCTTCGATAGTGACCAAGCCGCCTTTACGAGCGCGCTCCAACAAACCCTCTGCCCGCACTAAGGATTCAATGCTGTCGATATTGCCCGTCATCGCCTTGTCAAGCTGGCTGATAACGGTGATCTCTGCGGCGGCGCTTTCAGTCGCTTTGCGCCTTGCACCGGACCTGCGATCTATCGCGGCAGTGGACTTCTCGATGCCCTGGGCTACCTCATTTTCTGCCTGAGTGATCTTCTTGCCCGTGTTGGCCAAGCCTTCACCAGTCTTGCCTAGGTCGTCGATCGCCTTCTGTGCACCTTCTGCCGAGTCGACCAATTTATCCAGGTCGTCAGCGGCCTTTGCTGCTTGCGAGGACTCAACGGCAATGCCCAGGGAGGCGAAGTTGGTGCTCATTATTTTTCTCCGGGCATAAAAAAACCCGCCGTAGCGGGTAGTGGTTGTATTGATGTTCAGCTTCGAAGCAGTCGTGCTTTTTCGGCTTGGTACTCTTCTTCCGAAATAAATCCGCGCTCCTTCATGGAAACAAGCTTTTCAAGGGCTTCGTATCTATCGATTTCTGGAGCGGTGGCGCTGTTCTTCGCTTCCACAGGTTTGCTTAGGGCGGATGCTGACCAGACCAGCGCAACCACCCACCCTATGAGAGTCCATCCCAAAAATAAGTTAAGAAGAAATATGGAGTCCGTATTTGGGTGCTTTCTGCTTTTGCCGTTAATAGTT